GGGGTTATAACCTTAAATTTTGAATGTAGATTGTGAATCATTAACCTCAAGTATACCATTATAATTAACATACTTTACAGGTTCTCCATAAGCCCTATTACCGTCAATATCAAAAAACATCTCTTGAAGAGTAAAGTGTAGATGTTTAGATGAAGCCCTTTTAATAGCCTCTTTTTCACTTTTTACGCGTAAGTCAATTCTATCCTCAACTGGTATACCGGCTACGATTGGATAAGTAGTTAATAAAAAAGTCTTCATGATCTTGATTTTTAGTTGTTATGTTTTAAATTTGTTTGATTTTAATTTCACTGTAAATATAAATATTATATTTGAAATAAAAAAATTTATTTTAAGTTTTTTAAAAAATATTTTAAAAATAAATAGCCTTTATTTTAGTAAAGGCTATTTAAAATTTATTGATGCTAAACTAACTGCATTTGGAGTCCCCGCAATCTTTGCATCGCAAACATCCCCCTGAATAAGTCATATTTTTACTGCCACATTTTGTGCATACAAGCCTGCTCACTTCGCCTTCCTTAATATATTTTCTTAAAACCCTCGCAATAACTTTTTCAAAAGCAGTTATATCGCCACATGACTTTTCGATTGTTTCCGCAATCTCTTTGGGAGAGATCCTGTGCCTTAATTCTAATGAAAAACGTTTAGTATCTGTTTTATCATCATCATTACTCATTAATGAAACTAAATCTTTAATGAGTAATGGTTCATTATTATCAGGTCTTGCAGTTATAAGATCATAATTTCTCGATTTTCTTTTTATTATTTGCCCTTTAAGAATCTGGGACCCTGCAATCCTTAAACAAGAAGGAAATTGTTTTTCATCAATTACAAAAATTTCATAAGGATTACTAGATAAAATTCCTACAAGAACGAAAAAATATTGACCTCTAGATTGAAGTCTATGTATTTCACAATTTAAAATTTCAGGCCTAGGTTTAGCATCTGTATAAGAAAATATCTCTTCACCTTCCTGTTTCATTTCATTCTTTATTAAAACACCAGTTCTAGAGCCTTCTCTATAAACAGTAATACCTTTACAACCATTCATCCAAGCTTCAATAAAATATTCAGAAATTTGTTCTTCAGTTGTTTCTTTAGGTAAATTATGTGTTATAGAAATAGAATGGTCCACCCATTTTTGAACCTCTCCTTGAAGCTTTATTTTTGAAATAACATCTATTTCATTAGCAACAGCTTTATGGTATGGAGAATGTTTAATTAACTCTTTTAATTCATTTTCAGAATATTCTTCTAAAGGTCTAGAATTATTAATTGTTTCATACCATTTTTTGAAAATAGGGTGGATGATATAATATTCTGTCCATTTATCCCCGACTTCGTCGATAAAATCTACTTTAATATTCTTATCGTTTGAATTTATCTTTCTGCGTCTTTTGTAAAAAATTTCAAAAACAGGCTCTATCCCCGAACTCACACCACACCTACAGGAAAGTTGAGCCACAGTTCCCGTTGGGGCAATTGTTAGATTCGATATATTTCTTCTACCATATTTTTCATATTCCCATATTAAAGGGTTTTCTTGACCTTTTTCGACTTTATAGTTCTCATTAAATTCTGACAAAATACGGTCAATAAAGGGATTATTTTTTTCTTTTTCTAAATTCCAAAAAGGAAAGCACCCTCTTTCTTTCGCCATTATAATAGAAGATTCATAACTTTTAAGAGCCAAGATTTTATGGGCTTTAATTATAAATTCATTAGCATCTGAATTAGAATATACCATGCCTAGGGCAGCCACTGCGTCTGCATCTCCAAGCATCCCTAATCCGGTACGTCTACCGGAGATAAGAGAATTTTTAATTTTATTCCATAGATTAAGTTCTGTTCTTTTACTTTCTATATCATCATAACTTGTCTCGATTTGATAAATAATATCATTTATTTTTTCTCCCTCTAAATCAATAATATTATCCATTATCCTTTGAACAAACAAAACATCTTCTTTAAATTTTGATTCATTAAAGTAAGCTTTGGTTGAAAAGGGATTTTCAATATAAGCAAAGAGATTAATATGACCTAATCTACACGAATCATAAGGAGAAAGAGGTAACTCTCCACAAGGATTAGTACTTCTAGTTTCAAATCCGTCATAACAATCGGCGGGAGATTCTTTTATAATTTTATCCCAGAATAATACCCCCGGTTCACCATTTTTCCAAGCCTGATGAATTAATTTATTAAATAAATCTTTTGCGTTTGTTTTAGAGTGTTCTTTTTCTGAATTAATAGGAAATTTGAATTTATGTTCTCCATTACTTAAAACATTATTCATAAATTCATCAGTTACTTTCACTGATATATTTGCTCCTGTTACCTTTGAAGTATCATCTTTTAATGTTATAAAATCTAAAACATCTGGATGATTAATGTGATGTGTTAGCATCAGAGCACCTCTTCTACCGTCTTGAGCCACTTCTCTGGTTGAATGGGAATAACGTGAAGCAAAACTTATAGATCCCGTGGAAGTGTTCGCACAGCCATTTACAGGGACACCTTTTGGTCTCAAATGAGATAGATCATGACCAACCCCACCCCTACGTTTCATTAATTGAACTTGTTCTTCATCTATTTTACAAATAGAACCATAGGAGTCTGTTTTGTTGCCTATAACAAAACAATTACCTAAAGAAGATAAAAATTGTTTATTACCTAACCCATACATAATAGAACCCCCGGGGATAAAGTAATTAAAATCTTTTAATAAATTATAAATTTTTTCAAAAACTACTATCTCATTTAATTCAGAATTATACTTTAATTCAATTCTTGTTATTTCTTTAGATATTGTTTTTAAACGCTCATCTGGAGTTAATTCATAATAATTACCTTTTTTATCTTTTAAGGTATATTTATTAATCCATATATCAGTTAGCAACTCATTTCCATAAAAATATTCTAAGGTTGCTGTATAAACTTCTTCGTAACTATACATTTTTATTTTATTTTATTTCTATTTTTATAATTTCTATATCAGTTCCGTCAATCAAAATAATATTTATAGGATGATACTTAGCAGGCCCAATCTTCTTATGAATCTCTTTTAAAAATAAGCTAAACTCTTCATCATTTAATTGAATAACATAGGGATCTTGGGTACTTGTTTCTTTCCAAATAAGTAATCTTCTTAAGATATCCACATCAGTAGGGAGTTTACCCTTCAAAGATTCAAACTTATCAACATCTAGTCTAATGTGATACTTGAAAAATAACTTAAATTTTCTTTTCTTCATCTTTTGTATATGAATTAAACTGTTTGTAATCTGCAAGTTCGTCAGCAATATTATTACCCTCTCTATAACACTCTTTTCCTTTATTATGGCCTCTTGTATGGATGAATTTTATTCGGCCTATTTCAAATCTTCGAAACTCTTCAAGAAATAATTTCCAAAGATCAGCATTTTTTCTTTCAAAAAACCCTTCTTGTTCCCATTCGTAAATCCATCCATTATTAATAGAATTGACTGTATATTGACTATCACTTATTACTAGTATTGTATATTTATCTTTATAGGTAATACTCTGTAGAGCCCTAATAATTGCTAATAATTCCATTCTAGAAATAGTTGTATCACTATAGCCTTCACTTACATAAGATTCATCTATAATTTCAGAAGAATCTTTGAATTGGAGAAGAGCTCCACAACCACCGAATCTGGTTTTTACATTACAACTACCATCTGTATAAGCTATAATATATTTCACAAATTTATTTTAAAAAGAGATTTAACCCAAAATCTTGTCCATTTAGAATATTGTTTTACATACTTTTGATGACTATTTAGTTCAGTGAGTTTATTAACAACACTTTCTGACTTCTTCAATTCCCCTCTACTGTTCTTATTATTTTTACTCTTAATTCTGTCTACAACACAGATAAAGTTGTAGTAATCAAATGGTTTTCTGTCAATAAAAGTATACCAACCCCCTCTTTGAACAATATATTTCTGACGATTGAGATAGGAAGGAATAACTGAAGCATAGGGACAATTCTTCTCTCTAAGTTTTTTAGATAAATCTGTTAAAATAGAAAAAGTGTAAGATTGAGCTTTTAGTTCATTTAGGACACTTACTATAGTCTTTGCGTTTTCAATAGTAGAATATTGCGATGTATTCATAATACTTAATTTTTAGATAAATATAATAGTTATCTACTTTCCATCAATTCATAACGATAATGGCTAGAAAATCTATAATTATAGACAGGGATTTCTTCAATTTTAGTTTCTAGCAATTGTTTTTCATTAATGTTAATATTAAAGTCTAAGTCACTAAGGGAACTTGCTAAGGAACTATGTTGAATTAAAATAGTCACATCCTTTCCGGTAATAAGTAGTTGGGGAGTTTGAGGAGTATAGGGAACATAAGAGTTTATGATAAATATTCTCTCATCTGAGTCATCTTTTACAATCAAAATATTATAAATTGATTGTAATTTATTCAATATCTTTAAATTTTCTGTTTTCATTTTTCTAAACCGTAAACTTTTCTGTCTAAATATTCTTTTTTGTCCTTAAGATTTTTTTTAAAATGATCATCAGAACGTTTTTTTAAAACCCTTTTTTGATCTGATTTACTCATTGCCGAGAATTTAGCAAAGTAAACGTTGAAACCAGGAGGACTATCCTCAACTTTTAATTCAATTGTTTTTCTTTGTGAATCACACATAGGGCACTTCTTTAGTAAAAACAAAGAATAACTATCTGTTCCGGACCAGTCTTCAACTTCAACTACTTTCTTAAACTCTGAACAATTAGAGTTATTACACATTACTTTCATAAACCTTTTCTTTTACAATATTCTGCAATTAAAATAGCATCTCTATCCGGATGTTTTATGTACTTAAACTCAGGAAATAATCTATTACCTATATCTAAGGAGGCCCCTTTAAGTTCTTCCTTAGAACAATTCTTGGGTAGTAGTTCTTTTTGCCACTCTTTAGAGTCAATGAAGATATATGGAAACTCCAAACAATTTAAAGTTACTAAGGTAGCTTCATGACACCTTATCGCTGAAAGAGTTGCAACCCATCTACCAGGAAAGACCATTGGTCTCTCTAATGCCACTAGTACATTTTCTTTGTTATACACAGATAATAGAGAGAATAATGCAGAAAAATTAAGTCTAGTAATGTTTTTCTTTTCTTTAGTGTAGTCTAATTCACTTATTACAGGGGTTTTTTGAAAAACATTTTTTACTACGTTTATCACACCTATAGAACCAGAAACACCATTGTCAATACCTATATAAGTTTTCATACTATATAACTTTTATCATTAATTTTTCTAATTAATACAACATTCTCTTCCTTATCTTTTATTGAAATATGTGTTGTAAGATAAATTGTTTTAGTAATAGAGTTTAGAGCATTAATAAAGCTTTTCATACCTTCACTATCTACAGCATCAAGTATCTCATCGATGAAAAGTAGGTCCATTCCCCCATTAGGACAATTATTGTTAATAAGTTCTTGAAAAGCTAAAATGGTGGCTAATGTTAACTTCCCCTTTTCCCCTCCAGAAAAACTTCTATAATCATCTTCTTCAATATCGTCTCTTAAGATTACAGTATTGATACTTTCTTTTACAGAACCATCAGAGAGATATTTGAATCCCTCAATTTGGACCCTTAAATTAGTATCAATCTGTTCTAGAAATTTATTACACAAATCTTGAATGCTCTTTAAACATTGATTAGTTAAATATATATAAAATTGCTTAAAATATGAAGACCAAGTTTGTTTATTTTCAATAACTTTTACTTGTTTATCGATTGAACTATCAATCTCCTTAAGAATATCTTCATATTCAGTTAAACTATTTGAATTTAACTGAATAGATTTGTTTAAATTATCTAAAACTAAGGTATTATCATTCTTAGAGTTTTTTATACTTTCTATTTCTGATCTTTTAGTTTTCTCCTCATCCCCAAAAGAGCTTATTTGACTCTTATTCTTATTTGTTTCCTGAGTTAATCTACTTATTTCATTGTCATAAACAAATAGTGAAAGTGATTGAAGTTTATTTTCATATAAACGAATCAGGTTAGATTGTTTTGTAACTTTCTCCACATATTTTTTAGTAGACTTTTCCAAAATCTCCCTTTCGTTTTCAAGTGAAACAATTTTCTTCTCTTTGATATCTATTAGCTTGCTAAGATTATCAATCTCTACATCAATCTCTTTCTTCAAACCTTCAGCCTCAGAAATAGTAATATTTTCATTTGACAAAAACTGGTGAGAGCACTTAGGACAAGTAATTTTTCCTGATAAAATGACATCTATTCCACTTTTTTCTTTTTCAAAATCAGTAATACTTACATTAATTTGTTTCTTCTCAATTGTTATATTTTTAATATCAGTCTCAATTTTCGAAATTTGCTGTCGTATAGGTTGAATTTTATCAGTGTAATCTATTTTTCTTAATCTGTTTACTGTTCTTAGTATCAGATTTCTATTGTTTTCACAATCTATTTTTAATTCTTTTTGTGTAGTGATTTTATCTACAATAGAGACATTTAAACTAATAATAGATTGTTTTTTTAATGCAATTTCTTCGATTTGTTCATCTAACAAAGATATAGCCTTTTTCTTAGCTTCCTCTATTTTTTCAGGAGAGTTATTTTCTACAATATTATTGATTTGCTCTTTTAGTGCTTCAATTTTAGATTTATATTCTACAATATTAAGATTGATCTCATTTCTATCCTCCTTTAAGTCATCCAGAATTTTTTGATTATCTTTTATTTCTTTGTCAATTATTTGGGTCAACCGTTCATTAAAAGATAATTTTGAGAATCTAGAAATTAACTCTCTACTATCAGTATCACTAAGTTTAAAGAAGGGTTTAAAACGTTCCCTGTTAATAAGATAGAAATTTTTAAGATCTTCTGCTGAAATTCCAAGTAATCTAAGAAGAAACTTATTACCATCATCTATAGTTGCAAACTTATCTGATTGACTGATTTTATTAATAAAAATTCTTAGTTGAGAACTTTTCTTTAAAAATAGATCTCTTTCAATTCTTAAAGTAGATTTATCAATAGAATTATAGAGGGTAAAAGAAATATTCGACTCATTCTCCCCTCTTCGGATCAATTTAATATCTCGTTTCCCCGTCGAAGAACTCCCTATACAGCAATAATACACTATTTCTGCTAATGTGCTCTTTCCAGACCCATTACTTATTTGTCCTGCATCTGAAAGATTTTCTCCTTGAATAAGATTACTTTTACCTACATTAAATTTATAAGTCAGAACTTCAAAAGATTGAAAGTTCTTTGCTGTTACTTCTACTGGTATAAACATAACACTTTTTGTTTAATTTCTTCAAATAATGTAGGGTTATCTTCCATTAATGTAGGCAGGTTGTCCCTCCCCTGTCCTAATCTTGATTCCCCATAACTAAACCAGGAACCTTTCTGTTGAATAATCCCATTCTCAATAGCTATATTAAGTACTTCATCAACTACAGAAATACCCCTACCATACTCAATTAGAAATTCACATTCTTTAAAAGGGGGGTAAGTCTTATTCTTAACAACTTTAACTTTTACTCTATTAGAGATAGCTTGATTTTCTTTATCTTTTACTATTTCCTTTCTTCTTATGTCACACCTTATAGAGGCATAAAATTTAAGTGCGTTACCCCCGGTTGTTGTCTCAGGGTTACCGAACATGACCCCAATCTTGTCCCTCAACTGGTTGATAAAGATCATACAACACTCACTCTTAGAAACCATACCTGTCAATTTTCTCATTCCCTGACTCATTAAACGTGCATGAAGACCCATCTTAGACTCTCCAAAATCACCTTCAAGTTCAGCCAATGGAATCATAGCTGCAACTGAGTCAAAAACAATTATTTGAACTTCTTTAACTTTTAAAAGTTCCTCCGCTATCCCAAGAGCCTCCTCCCCTGTTGTTGGTTGAGAGAAGAGAAACTTTTCTTTGTCTAGACTTATTCCTAAATTTTCTGCATAGATAGGGTCAAAGCTATGTTCTGAATCAATGTATGCTGCCAATCCCCCTTGTTTTTGTACTTCAGCGATAGCATGGAGTGCTAAAGTTGTTTTCCCTGAACTTTCTGGGCCATATATTTCAATAATTCTTCCTTTTGGCCAACCGCCCCCGGTTGCAAGATCTAAACCAAAAGAACCAGTAGAAACCCTCTTAATGTTAAACTGATCTTCTTCTGTAAAGGAAATAACAGACCCTTTCCCGAATCGTTTTTCTATATTATGTATTACTTCATCAACTTTACTCATCTTCATTTATTTTTATAGTAGATTTCCATTCTTCAAATATATCTTTTTTACAAAATCTTTCACTAAAAATACAATCTCCACAATCAAGTTCAACATCCTCTTCACAAGGAGAGTTGTTACAAAATTCCTCTTGATTATTTAAGTCCACTCTATTAATCTTAGTTGGGACTAATTTTCCTCTAAAACTATCCATTTATTGCTTGTTTTAAGTATTTTTCACCTTCTTTATAAGGAAGATCCCTGTCTGAACAAAATTTTTGAAAATGTTCTAAAATTGTATTGTTATCAGAAAGATCTACTCTAATTACTTCCTTAGAAATTAACTCACTATAAATAGTGTCAACCTTAACACCCATAGATTTATATAAATCTAAGTCTACTGACTTAATTTCGCTTTTAGCACCATATATCTTTACTTTTATAAAACTTTCCTCTGTTTTACTTGAATATTCTGACATTAATTTTTTAAAATCTGGATTTCTAACTTCAATTTCAAAATTAATATATTTCTTAAAAACAGAGTTCACGATTTCAAAACTAAGATCATCATATATTACAGTAAAACCCTTATTCTCATCTTCACCAAAATTATTCTGCTTTAAAGAGGGTAAGTGATGTATATTAGAACTAACATCTTGATAATTATGATAGTGTCCTAAAAATACCTCTATCCCTTTAAATAATTTAGGATTAATATTTGACTCTACCTTAGTCTTGTTATTGTTAACAGAACCACTAAGAGCTATATGAGAAAACAATATCTTAGATAAACTTAATTTATTAAACTCAGACAACCACATTTCTTCTGAGAAAAAAGGTATAAAACTGCACATAACTCCATTAACTTCAATATTAGTAGGGGTTGTAATTAGTTTTAGTGCAGGATGGGAGGAGAAAGGGTCTAAAAACGAAGAATACGACTCATAATCTGTTTTATCATGATTCCCTGGTATTGTAAATAAAATCATACCTTCTCTATGAATCATATCCAGTATTGATCCAAAACAATTTAAAACAGACTCTTTCTGGGCTTTACGACTTAGAAAAACATCCCCTAAACAAATTAAACTATTAGTACCTAATTTCTTGGCTAAGTTAATTTGTTGGGAGATTAAACCTGGGATTTCTCCCAGGTTACTCTCTTCAATATGCCAATCATTTGAAGCTATTGCAATTGCCTTCATTATTAACTTTGTTTTCTAAGTCTTGCCAATCTCTCCTTTAAAGACTCGGTTACCTCTTTTTTCTCAAAAACCCCTTCTTTTTCTTCTTTGTCGAAAGAAGTATCTGGTTGAATATCAGACTTTTCTTCAGAAAAATCAACTTCAGGGAGATTCTTAGGCTCTTCTGTATCTTCTGTTTCGTAATCTACGATAAGATCTCTAATCATGTCTTCACTCATTGAACTTAAAACACGAATAGAGTAACCCTTTTCTTTGATATACTTTTTAAGTTGCTCCCTGTCCATTTCATCAATCGTAAGAGACTTCTCTATTTTTTGTTTTACTGTCTTAACTACTGATTCTTCTTTAGGGGTGGGTTTTTCTCTTTCATTAGAATTACTATTTATATAGTATTTAGCTACCTCTTCGATAATTTTCTGGAACTCTACATTCTCAAAAGTTCCATAACCATTCTTTTCATCAAACATCTCCAATGCTTCTAGAGCTCTATTAAAATCAGTATCCTTATAAACATTCTTAAATTGTTTAGATAGAGGTTCCATTTCTAACAACTTTTCAAGTACTTCATCTGATACTACCTGAGAAGAAGCCCATTGTTCATAAGCTCCAGATATATTTTTAGACCCCCGAGCATTGAAAGTATTTTTTTGAATAAGGGTGAATAAATTATTCTTCTCATCCCTTCCCTTTGTTATAATGAACTGAACCCCTTCATCTGGGTCAGAGAAAGAATCTGTAACGATAGGTTCATCTGATTCTTCTGAGATATTAAGTTTTTCAAGAGTTTCTTTATCCTTTTTCCAAAGTTCTAGTCGACCCAAATTTTCTGGTATAATTTCCCCTTTAGTAGCATAGCAAACAAAGGATTGTGAAGGTAAGATACCAGGATTCCATTTTCCATTCTTATCCCTCCAACCGTTTATAGGAGCCAATAATTTAGATTTTTCTTCCTTATCTTGAACCGCTTCATAAATACTTTTCTTAGTAAAGTTAATATACTCATCAATAATATCCTTAGGTGTACCACCATGAATTCTTGAATCAAAAATCGGCCTTGATTTAATTAAAGTCTTTCCTGTAGGTTTATCATCTTTCATTTCTTCAATCTTACAATCAAGCCAATAAATAACCTTGGCTTGCATTGACGGTTCATCTGGGTTATGAGGGGGCATCATACGAAAGTAATTCTTACCTTCATCAATAGTGTGATAGTCCCCTCTTGTAGAATTTGATTTAAAAGTTTTTTCAACTTCTTCTGTTACTTTTCTGTTTGCCTCTAACTTGGCTGCTTGAAATCTGTCTCTAATAGATGTCATAATTTTTTAATTTAAAATGTTTGTTATTTTTTCTCGCTCTTCACGATAAAGTTTTACCCAGTTAAGAAGGTCTGTTACACCCTCTTTTTCTAAAATATTAGTCATAATAATCTTATTAACACAAGACTCGAGAGTCATATTATAACCTAAGTCAATATCCCTGTCTATTAACTTACCTGTCTTAGTTCTAATACTCTTACCCTCAATCTTTTCTATAATAGTCTCTTCTGATTTAATGGTTTGTATTAAGTCAAACCCTACTTCTCTTTGAATTAATTTGTAACTGCCTATCTGTATATTCATCCCAATTGATTTTTAAATTTCTTTATAAAAAATCCATTAACGGTCCCCTCGATAATATTATTAGAAAACTCTTCAGGAGTGATCCCTTTCATTAATACTGAAAGTTTATCATCTTTTGATTTAACTGCCCAATAGAGAGCGTTTACATAATCACACCCCTTTTTAAGAGAAAGTAACCTCTTTCTTTTAGCAATCACCTCAGGTTGAATATTTAAAGAATCTTCTATTTGATTTTCTGTAGGTTTCTTTTCTCCTATTGCTAACTTAGAAGAGATTATACTCTTTCTTTGACTAGATTCAAAGATTTGACAATCTAATTTATACTCTTCATATTGATTATCCACATCAGCCTTAAGTATACCCATTTTATTCAATAATGCTGATACAGTTACAATTTCTCCGTATAAATTATTGTAATTAATCTGAGTTATTTCTTCCATATCAATATCACTATCAATATCAGATTGTTTTAGGGTAATAATTTTATCACCTATAGATATTTTTATAAGTTCCATATTTTTATTTTAAAGAGGGGTGTTACCCCCTCTGGTTATGCTACTAAGTGTAGTGCTTGCCTATATGCTCTTTGATTGTACATATCTTTTGTTCCAAATATATTCCCAAAAACCTCCTCTTTTTGAGTAATAGAATGTGTTGTGTAATGAGTTACACCTTGAAACATCCCAAATACAGTATTACCAACATCACTGGTCTCTTTATTAATTGAAACCATAAGGTCATCTAGTCTATTCTGAGTAATTGTTGAAATTTCTCTATTAGGTAGAATATTAAGGACCATTCGTGCATATTCAACTTTATCAGTTTCAGATATTTTCATTAAATCCATTTTCTCAAGATTATCACTAAGACTTTTTTGATCCTGAAGATAAGCAGCAAATGCTCTTTGAACCCCTTCAATTTTCAATGGAGATGATTTTGTATGCTTTGCAGCAAATGCTCTTTGAACCCCTTCAATTTTCAATGGAGATGATTTTGTATGCTTTACAGTATCAAACATTGTAATTTGAGAGAAGGCATTTTGGCAACGAATTAGTAGAGTAGAGTTACCAATGAAAAATGGTCTTGAGCCGTCAAAAGAGCTCCCTACCACAACATAGTTCAATGAAGGTATTTTAGCTTGATTACTTTCCTCAGAACTCTTTAAAATACCAAGGATCACTCTACCATCTTTAAATTCTTGAAAACCTTCAAGTGAGTAACCAGATACATCTTGAAGTATCTCTACATTTTTAGAGAAGTCTTCAATAGTTAATGGAACATATTTTTTACTCATTACTGATAAAGGTTGGCCATTAGATTTTGAAATATGCATGTAGTCGCAATCTTCTATAATTTGACCATTTGAGTTGTAAAGAACTGGTTGAGTTTTTACTTCCCAATCTAAACTTTGAATTAATTGTGTTTTCATGACCGATTTTTTTAATTTGTTTTACACTGTAAATATAATAATTATATTTGAAATAAAAAAATTTATTTTAAGTTTTTGATAAAATTTCTAATTACCCGTTGAACCAAATCCTCCAGATCCTCTTTGAGAAACTTGATTATAAAGTTCATTTACACTGACTTCTTCAATAGATTCATAAAAGATATTAAGCATTAAGAATTGAATAATTTTATCTTCTTCTTTTATTTTAACAGTATTCTTGGTGTTATTAATTAAACTTATATGAATTTCACCTTGGTAATCTTGATCTACAACGCAAGCCATAACATCTAACCCTAATTTAGTAGCTACACCTGATTTATTAAATGCTACTAAAGCTTTATTTTGTTCACCTGTAAAATTAACTTTAATCCCTGAAGGAATTAAAATTTTATTGTGTGGCTTCAAAACAATAATATTATTTTTTTCTAAGTCATCGAAAGAAATAGAATTAAGATTCTTTTGAAACAAATCTTCTTTAAATTTTTTAGTGAATTTTGGAACAAAAAAGTCAATACCTGCACTTAGCTCAGTGCCTCTTTGAGGAGACTTAACGTCTCTAATTTTACTAAATTTCATAAATATTTTTATTAGTTAAACGTTTAAATTCTTGATGTTGCCTCTTAATTAAATCAATAGAGTAACCTTTAACAAGTTTCTCTACGTCTTGTTTATTTTTTACATATAATATATTTTTTAATACTTCATCTTGTATAATTGTTTTATGAGGATCATATTCTATAGGGATAGCTGCTAAACAATTACTCGATAAAGTTTCATAGAGCCTAAAAGTAATCACATTATCTTCATGTTCTTCATCTGATAATATTAAACTTACTTTACAAGCATCTAAAATATTTAATAAATCGTCATGTTTTTGTTTTTTAATAAATGGAACGTTTATCTTATTTTGTTTGTAACCTATTAATAAAGAATTGTCATTTTCAGGCATATACTTTACTACCTGTTTCTCTCTATATGATCCACGTCTATCACCATAATAAACAACGTCAAATTCTTTTTGAATATTTTCTTTTAAAATTGGTGTAATTTTTTCTCTAAATATTAGTGCAAAATAATTAAAATACGTAAATCTTGAAAAATCTTTTGATTTATAAAATTTATTAAGATCTTTACCAGGAAATAAAAATGTTGTATTTTTTAATAATTTATCCCATTTTTCAACAAAGTATTTATCCATTAAATTTTTATCTCTATCAAAAATAGATTTAGCTGGGTTCAATGGTTTTATTCTTGGATCATTACACATAATAAATAAATCTCCAGTAAAATGTGCCATCTTTTTAACTTTTTCAATAGTATCTTCTGATATAACTCCACCAAAGAAATTAGGTTGACACAGTTGTAAAAAAATATTTTCAAAAACATTAATATCTTCTATTTCAGATATATCTAAATAATTTTCAATATCTTTATTCGTTCTTCCTTTTTTACCAATATAATATGCTTCAAAATACTTTGATAAAGTTGTAGCCTCTAATCCTGTATGATTATTAGTATTCGCTTGTATATTAGCAAATAAATTTATTATTCCATTCATTTTTTCTCTTCTAAGTAATTATTTAAAGCTCCTAAATATGCCACAGCATCTAATAAATTATCCTCTCTATGATTAAAAGATTCTCTTGATAATTTAAGTGCGACTAATACTTTAAAAATATCTTCTGCGCTCAAATTTTTTCCAGTCATATTGTTAAAAATACTAGCTGCTCGTTGTATACCTTCAGAAAAAGGTCCATATTGACGCTCTTTTTCTTCAGATCTTTTATTCACTATTTCATTAGCTTTCTCTAATATATTCATTTTTTCAAATTAAAGTGTTTATTATAAATATGTAAATTATTAACAAAGTGATAATACCAACCAACATTAATATTAAGCTCTTTAGCTACTAATTCTTGTAATTTAGAAAAACAATATTGATCGTTACAAAAACCATAAACTAAATCATTTGATCGCATTAAAACACTCATATTTAAGTTACCATCATACATATTAAAATTAATTGCATAAGTACAAATTGTATCTTTTTTATAAGTGTCTATTTCTTTACCGTCATATAATGAAATAGAAGCTCTACGAGTATCTTTATCTTTTTTCAATATATCTATCACCTCATTTAATTGATTTCCTCTACGCCATTGAAAACCATAATTTGACCTCACTAGCCCATTTTCATCTTTACATGATTCCCATATTTTAGCAATTGAAGCTACAGGAGTAGGGTCTAAATTGCCATATAAATACCAATCCCATTCTACTTCAGCATATTTTTTAGACCACTTTCTCCAAGAAGTGTTAATATAATTATCTAGTGGATTATCAATGTAGAACCCAACGTTTTCTACAAATTTAGTATTTTTTAACTTACTACCACTTTTAAGAATAAAATCATAAAAATATTCAAATGCTAATTGCGCGTTATTAAACCTCATCTTTAATAATTAAATTTTTTTTAACATTTATAAGTCTTTTGGTTGCCACATTATTTACTTCAAAGCAAACAACATCTACATTTTCTTCAAATTCTTGTCTAACTATTCCTCTACATAAAATATTACCAGCATACCATTTAACGACATCTCCAGTTTCCATAAAATTTACTTAATTTTTTTAACAGAGTTAGCTCTTTTAAAAATTGTTTTTCCTAAAAAATCAATAGCCATATAAACATATCCAGTACGTTTACATTGATAAATACTTTTAATCGTACCAATAACTTCTTCTTTTTGCCTAAAAGGAACAAATCGTACTTGTTCTCCAGGTTTAAAGGTGTAATCGGATAATAAATCTTTTTCGCGTATTTTATTAACTTTACGTATTACATTTTCTTTTATAGAACACGTTTGTGAAATTTCTTTAACTGATTCTACAGGAATTTCAACGTTACGCTGTTTAAGAATTTTCAAAATAATGAATTTATCTTCATCATTTAAATTTGTTTGAAGTTTATTTTGTAAAACAATAGAAGACATTCTTCTAAATTTTGCTACATTTTGATTTAAAGTTTCCATAACCGATTTTTATTTATTTTTAATTACAATACAAATATAATAATTATATTTTAATTATAAAAATTTATTTTGATAAAATTTCAATTTCAAAATCATCTTCAGCTTGGACAATGTTTTCTTTCTTAAAAGAATCAAAAACAATTCTACCATTAAAAATAATAAGATTATCTTTTTTATCTCTTATTATGTTAGCAAATTTATTATACAGTTCACTCCAAAGATATAGATAAATAAATTCATAATTTTGCTCTATTAATACTTTCATCCAAGATCCTTTTTTACTATCTTTCTCTTCAATTTCTTGAATAAAACCTACTACTACAACTCTTTTTCTTTTCGACTCCGTATCTTTAAAATTATTAATTTCTTCAATTGACATATAGTTTCTTATGTTCCATTTAGGATTTTTTGTAATTAAACTATAGTAATCAAAAAAAGCTAATCCCGAAACTTGTTTCTGTAAAACACTCCAATACCAATCTTCGTAAAAGCATTGATTTTCACTATTAAGTGTAAACCAATCTTTCTTTGCGTCTACTTTTATGTTATTTTGTCTACGATATTCTTCAATTAAGGTTTTTCTCTCAACAGGAAATTTAATACCCTCAAGTTCATCAAAAGCGCCTGCTATTATAAGATTCTCAACAACTGATTTATTGACTTTTGATTTTTCCACTCTATCAAGAAACTCTTCCAATGAGAAAAATTGCCCATTCTTATCTCTTTCTTCAAATATATTTTGAACAGCTACTGGTCCACATTGTTTTACTCTCGATATTGACCATATAATTTTATTAGTAGCAAAATCTGCTTTAAATCTTATATCACTTTTATTAATATTAGGAGAAGCAACCTCAATAACTCCACTTTTATGTATTTCAGATAAATATCGCAAAATATTTTTATCATCAGCATACTCAAGAGCAGTTATCCAAAAAGGAAGAGGATATTTATATTTTAAATATTGACAAGTATAACCTGTAATAGCATAAGCAGCGGAGTGACTCCTATTAAACGCATAGCCACCAAATACTTGCATTTTATTCCACAACTCTGTAGCTACTTCTTCAGAACAACCATTATTAATAGCTCCACTGAACCACTTATCTTTATAATCATCAATTGCTTTTTGATTTTTCTTACCCATAGCTTTACGAATATCATCTGCTTCTATTAAAGAAAAACCGCCGATTTTTTGACAAATTTGCATAATTTGCTCTTGGTATATAATTAAAGAATACGTTTCTTTAGTTATCTCTTCTGTACCTGGGTAAAAAATTGGAATTTTATCGCCATGTCTAAGTTCTATAAATTCATTATGTGCATTCCCCTCTATAGGACCTGGGCGATATAAAGCATTTACTGATATTAAATCTTCTATATTTTCAGGTTGAACTTGTGCTAAATATGGAGTTAAACCTTTTGAACCAAACTGGAAAACGTCTCCAATTTGAGCTGTTTGAAACATTTTAAAAACCCCAAGTTCATCAAGAGGTATAGAATAAATATCTATATCTTTACCATAATTTTCTTTAATTAAATCAATTATCATCCTAAACTTATCAAGTTGCAATAAACCTAATAAATCTTCTTTTAAGTAACCAGCCTTTTCGATAAATTCACCTTCCCACTCTGAAACAAGTAAACCAGAATCAGTTTTTCGTATAGGCACAGATGTATATATTGATTCGTTATTAGGTAGAACTAGTGTAGCACAAGCATGTACAGAAGCTGAACGAGGTTGTGAGTAACATAATTCTATTAAATTTATCACATCTGAATTATCATGTATAAACTTTTTCAACAAAGGATCATTTAAAGAAAGTTTAAATAATTCATTCCATTCCAAGTTAGAATCTGTAATAGCATTAGAAATTTTTTGCACAAAAGGTACATCTAAACTTTTTGTTCTTGAAATATCTTTTAAAGCTGCTTTTAACATTAAAGTTGTATAGGTACCAATAGAACAAACTTTATCATGCCCATACTTAGTCTCTAGATATTGTTTTACTTTTTCTCTCTGTAACCCTTCAACATCTAAATCAATATCTGGTAACGAACCACCTAGTTTTATTTCTTTTTCTATAACTTTAATCGATTTTATTGTTTTCATAATTTATTGAATGTAAAAATTTATTAACATAAGAAGGTTTTATTTTAGTTTTAATAGATAATAATTTAATGTTTTTTTCTCCATTTTTATATAATTTTATTAGTTCATAAAATTTAAGTTTTTTTTCTGGAAGAAAATTTTTAATAATATCTTCAACCTTACCTTCAATATTAGCTTCATAAATATAATATTTAAATCCACTAATTCCTTTTAAGTTACAAAAATTCTTAATATGAGGAAATCTATCTTTTATTTCTCCTATATAATTTAAATAATACTTTTCTTCACTGACTAAATCAACTAAAATCACTTTTTTAGCTTTAGGATTATTTTCTTTTTTATTATGTTTAGATTTTAATAATTTGTCACTTAATTTCTTTTTAGTCTCTTTAGTCCAAAAATGTCCAAAATTTGGATTTTTTTCTCCAACTAATTTACCTAATAGAGCTTCACTAAGTTTCTTTTTGTGTTCTTCAGATTTATAGTATCTATTGTTATTTATAATCTTTTTTATAAATTTTTCATAATATTGATTATATAAATCATCATTAATTACAGAAAGAGCTCTATAAACAAATTTAATATCAACTTCTAAAATTTTAGATATATCTTCTATAGATTTATTTTTTACGAAATATAAATAAACAACAGAATTCTTTTTTGTATTAAATTTTAAAAAATTATCTAAAGTTTCAATTTTATCAACTATAATATATTGAGACTTAAAAATACCATGATTTAAAAATTTTTTAATTTCATCTACGTCTTCTTTAATATAATTAGACAATTCTAAAAAACTATTAAAATTTACCAAAGTTTTATTTTTAATATTAAATACATAACATTTTCTTTTATTTAAAAAATAAAATTTATTTGCCATTGAAATTTTATTACCAAATTCTTTATTTCTTTTTCCAGTTTTAATTCCTTTTTTAGCTAAACTAAGTCTCTTTCTACTTTCTAAATTTCTAACTTTACCTTTATTATTTTTACCATATTGATTTCCTTTTAACATTTCTTTCATTTCAAGTAATTTTTCTTTACTTAATCCTCCTCCTCCTTCATGTTTATTATATCCATTTGGCAACATAGAATTTAATTCTTTAATAAATTTAATTTCTAATAGATTTAAATTATGATAACCTTCTCCTAAATCAACTAAAATATCTTTTTTAAAATTAGTTTTACCATGCTTTTTAATAGCTTTTACTAATAATTGACCAGAACCTAAATAATTATCATTAATATTATTAGTTCTATGTTGACCAACGTAAATCTTATTATTTATAATATTTGTAGTTTTATAAATTACATTATGTTTAAAAATTATTTCCATTTTTATTATATTATAACATTTATAGTAAATATAAATAAATCATTGAAATAATAATCAATATCACGTAAACTTATAATATTTTATCTGTTATTAATATATCTTTACTTTTAACCTCTATTTCATTATCTTCTCTTATAATTTTAACTATTTCATCTTCTTGAAACGATATTATTTCTTCAGTATTTAATGTAATTTCTATAAATTTATTTTTAACTATTTTACCCATACGTCCTTCGTTGATAAAACGTTCAAAGAGAAGTTTATAAGGCATAGGGTTAATTCTAGTAATATCTAATAAATATGATATTAATGACCCTCCAGCAGAACCTCTACCAATACCCGTAAGTATATGATTTTCTTTACAAAATCTTACAATATCCCATAAGATCAAAAAATAATCTTCGAAACCTCCTTTTTTTATAGTCTCAACTTCTTTCTCTAAACGTTCAGAATAAGCATCAAAATCTAAATCTTTATCAACAACTTTATTAACAAAAGCTTCTTCTATAAGTGATAAAAACATATTTTCATTTGTTTTATACTTACGTTTTTCTTCTTTCGTCATCTTATATTGAGGCAATTTAAATCTACCTGTCTCTATTTGAAAATTACATGTAGATTCTATGATTAATAATGACTCTACGCTTTGTGTAATAACATTTTCAAAACCATTATCGTTCTCAAATGATTCTTGTAATAAAACCAAATTTTCATCAAATGTTTTAAACCATTGATCGTTTGAAAGTAAGTCCCGTTCCCCACTTATCATATTTAAAGTAGACTTTATCTCATAATCGTTTTTTTCTAGATAATAAGCATCATTTATCAAAACAGGTTTTAAATGTGATTTTAAATACTTATTAGTTTCTATAATGAACTGATTATCTGTTTCTATGTTATTATATTCACAGGAATCTAATTGAAAATAACATTGTGAAAACGCACTAGAATAATGTTTAACTCTATTTTCACTAAAAGGAAAATATGCTGGATGAAAAACAAAAATAAGTCCTGTGGATAATTCTAAAAGTTTTTCTTCAGTAATGTATCTAGAAGAGTTGTTTACATTTATTTCAGTATTTATCAAAAGAAGGTTTTTCCAACCAGTTTCATTTACAACAAATACTTTACTCACATAAAAATCATCATTAGATTTTATAGTAATAGTTTCTCCTATTATGGGTTTAATCTGATTCTTTTTACATTCTTCTTGAAAGTCCAGAGTCCCAGCTAAAGTATTCTTCTCACTAATTCCTAAAGTCTTAATATTTAAGAATGAAGCTTTCTTACACCATAAAGAATAGTCCCTTGAACCATTTAATAGTTCATATTTACCATGTACCCCTAGGAAGGGATAGGACCCTTGTTCCAATCTCCCTAAATAACGAAGTAAATTAAACTCTGGATTTTTAACCTTATCTTTCGGGGTGTAATAAAACTTATCTCCCCATAGATAAACAATAAACTGAACATCTTCCAGTAAAAAATTCTCTTCTTTGTCTAAAACTAGTGAAAACTTCTGATCTATTACTGTCTCCCTTCCCTTAAGTAATAAAAAAGATAAATTATTAATTAGATAAACATTTTCTTGAACTAAAACAAAAGAAAGATAGTTTTCTGACAACCATTTTTCAAACAATTTTTTCATTTAATGTTTTTTAAATAAATATAAGCTTTGTGATATTTTTTAATTCTTTCTATATCCTTGTCATCTAACTTCTCTAATCTAGAAATATTCATGTTATCTTCTAGATCGGCTATTTTTACCAATCTAGCGACCTTATTCTCTGAAACTCTTTTGATATAATCTTCATAAGACTCCACTTTAGACTTAGTTAAAACTCTAAGAATCTCTATCTCTTCTTGTTTTATTCCTATAAATTGTAGTTCCAAAGAAGAA